CGCACATGAGGAGGTGAACAGCAGCGCAGCGCACGCACCTTGACAATTGCATATTCAATCCGTTTCTATTTCTCCACACCTGCGTCCGAGCGTTACAGCTCGGCCGCAGATGTAAGCCCACGATCACTCGCGGGCTTACATCTGCGAAAGCAGAGACATCACACCCGGAAACGGGGGAAACGGAGAAAAAGAGCATGAAAAAATCAAAGCGGCTTGAATTGTCTAATCGTGAGGCTGAACAGTGGCACCTGTTAATCCAGGAAGCCATTTCTGGCCAGAATGCGTGTAGGCAAAAAAGGCTTCGTCATTGCTCGGCTATTGTACGCGAGTATGTCGTGGATCTTGACACGCCCGGTGATTTAATCGGTGACCATTGCCACATTTATGTTCTGCAGTCATACAATACAGATGTAGCATATGTCGTTGATAACTTTAATCTCGGTGTAGATGTGCTTAGGCTTGTTTATGGTTACACTAGTACATCATGTCAGCATATACGGAAGTTTTTTGATGACTATATCGACAAAACTATTATTTCTAGCTTCTTTGTGTATCATTAATCATCACTGCGTCCGAGCGTTACAGCTCGGCCGCAGATGTAAGCCCACGATCACTCGCGGGCTTACATCTGCGAAAGCAGAGACATCACACCCGGCAACGGGAGAATGGAGATAAAGAACATGGAAAAGAAAATTTCGCGGACTGTTTACACCATGCGTCTTAAGGCTGTCATCGCTAGCAAGGATGAGCTTGTCGCCGCTGCGCTTGCGGGAAAGCCCTTGCAGGCCACGGAAGAGGAATTCCTCCTCATGGATACTGTGGCTTTTACGGAGGATGATGTCAATCAGAAGAAGCTTCCTAAAATCGCCGCTGAAAAGCTCGCCATACCTGTTGACGATATTCTTCACGTATCTCTTGTGAGCTTTGATTCTTTCGTTGTCTCGCAAACGCTGGATGAATTTCTAGCACATGGTACCATTGAAAAGCCCCGCAAATAATTTCCACCGACTGCGTCCGAGCGTTACAGCTCGGCCGCAGATGTAAGCCCACGATCACTCGCGGGCTTACATCTGCGAAAGCAGAGACATCACACCCGGCAACGGGGGAAACGGAGAAAAAAGAACGTGTGTAATACTTATAGCATTACAGGGTACGACGAACCCGATCACCCTTTTAGACTTGTAAAAGACGGCACGTATGTAGTGTATGAATCATGGGTACTTGCTAATGTATGGAGATATATGCGCGAGATTGCACATTCAGACTACACGTGCAAGTTTACCGATGGTAAAGATACCATTCCCGGCCCAGTTTGGCTAGCACACATGGTTTGCGCTGGTTTTATCGAAACATTGTAAAGTATCTGCGCAGATGTAAACCCACGATTACTCGCGGGCTTACATCTGCGGAAGCAGAATCATTACACCCCGGACACGGGAGAAACGGAGAAAAAAGAACATGGATAACAGTATTTTCAAGGCAACGTTTTATCCGGTAGTTGACAATAGGTCAGATGTTTGTATCGGTTATGTTCACTCTGGCGCTTACAACTGCATATTTAAAGAGCTGGAATATTACGGGTTTAGAATCGTGACCGGCAAGACTATGAATCTGCTTGACGTTGAAGAAAACAAAAAAGACGACGATGCCATATTTGTATCAGAGGACACGTTAATTTTTACACTGCTGATTGATCGGTCAACTATTAATTCGCTTCCCTTGGACATTCAATGGAGCGAACTTGGATTGGTCAGAATGTAAAGTATCTGTGCCCTTTTCTTAAATGGACAAGGCTCAGAAAATTACACCCAGAAACAGGAGGAACGGAGAAAAAAATATGAGCTATCGTAAAATTACTGAAAAGCGAACAGGGCTAATAGTTGGTTTAATACACGAAGATGAGCGCATAGCTATATCAGCCTTAGAGGAGCACGGTTACGTTATAGGTACAAACGAAGAGGATTCGCCATCTGCTATTGCACAACTAATGCCATGCGTTTCCACATTATCATGCAGCACATCAAAGAAAGTGCGGTAGGTGTGAAATCAATGTATCAAATATGGGTTTACAACAATAGAATTGGTAAATGGGTTAAAGATAATCTTACATCAGATTATTGTACGATAATGAATCGTCTATTCGATATGATCAAAAAAGACATAGATTATCACGATTCGCACATGTATAAAGTAATGCGCAAAGTAAGTGAAGTAGTGCACGAGGTAATTTTGTACGCACATTCATTTTCATAACTGAAAAAAGGAGTAAATAGAATGATAGACCCCACAATTGAAACCTTATTTGAACACACAGGTATTACATCTGATGAATTGCACAAAGCGCAAATATCATTTGAATGCGTAAAAGTAGCCAGAAAATGCTATCCATTATTAGAAGATAAAGATTTCTACAGAATACTTGAAGACGGTTTCTATTATTCACTGACCACCTGTAAAGAATGGCTGAAGATGTGCCGAATAGTACATGACCTAATTGATGAAGCTAACCGTTTTGTACCATTGTTACAGCAATACGGAGAGGGGGTGAAATAATGTATACATACACTTTCAAAGGGTTCACAGAAGCCAATCAAGTTGCTGGGGAAATCAATAGAATTGTTGATGGAGTTACAGAGACACACAGAGTAATATTCACCACCGAATCAACAGTAAGACTTGGTAACAACATCGGCATTAAGTTTTATCCGTTGTCGCCGGTAACCATTATGACTAGTGAATCCGCATCAGTAACTGTAATGACATACACTACAGATAAAGACTCAGACTTGTTGTATCTCACAGAGCCGATTGACACGGCCGTAACCCATATAGCCACAAGCTAACTTCTTGCTTACCCCGGCTGATGAGTCTTTGAGAATTAAGACGAAACACAGCGTGTCGCTTTACGCTGTGTCCCGGGCGGCTATATTATAAAACAACAGGCAAAGCGTTAATATGCTCGGTGCTTTGCCGGAAAGAGGAAAACCATGCAGAAAATTACCCGCACCATCACGGCAAAAGAAGCCACCGTCGTCGTAATAGACAAAGACACGCTTGAAACCCGTGAAATCAAGGTACTTGTATCGAAAGGAACCGAAAAGGAAATCATGAAAGCGGCTTCAATCGCAGAGCCTAACGCAACACTTGTGAAGATTGTTGGTGTTAAGAAAATTATCCGCAGGTACTCACAGAGTGTTGAAACCTTTATTGCGAATTCCACACTTATCGAACAGGACGCAGAATAATTAAAGGAGTGAAAAAACAATGTATAGTGTAAACGTAAAAGAAGCCAGCAAGGAACTGTCGAAGAAAGAGCTTGTATCTCTCAAAACCAGCACATTTTCTTCACTTGACAAAGCAGCCCCCTTGACCATCCATCCTACTGCGTATGCCGTACTTGATGTACACAACGATCTCACTGAAAATAAGGATTACACTAAGTATGTTCTGTTTTGTGACGAGGGTACTTACGCAACTGGCAGCGAATCGTTTTTCACCACCTTCAAGAGCATTTTTGACGAGATGGAGGGTGAAGATGAATGGGGCATTGAGGTTATAAAACAAGATTCCCGTAAGCGCGAAGGAAAATATTTCCTGACTTGCTGTGTAGTCTAAGCGAAACAATAAAGGGGCAGAGCAATCTGCCCCTTGTATTTTTGTGAGGTACACAATGGCTAGAGGCAAAAAATATGGTAAGTATTACGCAGAGTTTAAACGAATACTGCACAATTTGAGAAATAAAGCTTACAGAGCTAGACAAAGTGGGCTTGAATATGAACGGGAAATTCCGCACTTAACCAGAACGCCTACGCGCCGTGAGCTTGAACGCTTAGTTAGACAGAATCAAAACTTTGACAGTGATGTTCGATACGTATCTAGTAGTGGCACAGCGGTAGTAGGAAGACGGGCTGCGCGTGAAGCGCAACGCGAAGAACGAAGACCTATACGTAGAGTGTACAAAGATCGTGGTGAAATACACACTATTGACAAAGAAACAGGTGAAATAATAAGTATAGAAAAAATAGATGAAAACACTAAATTTTACGACACCGATGAATACGAACCTGATGAGTATAATACTATTGATGAAATAGATGACACCGAATATAAATCATATATAGCAGAAGACGAAGAAGACAGAAGTTTTGATGAAGCTGAAGAAGACGATGAGCGATACAACACCACTATTGAAGCTGGTAAAATATTGCATGATAGGTTGGTAGACATCATTGAAAATCTGGAAGATGTTTTGCAGCCGTATCAAAGATCTACAATGGCAAGAACGCCGGGGTATGATAAGGCTATTCATGACATTCAGCGTATGTTGCTGAATGGATTAGCCAATCCATCTGAAGAAATGTATTTAGCAATACAAAAAAATTTCAGATTCCTATTAGATACAGCAAAGATAGCACTTTCGTACACTGATGATGTGGGTGCCCATGTTGATGATTTTCTAGATCTGCTTAACATTGATTATACAATATATGACACCGTTAATTTTTCAGATATAGGTGACAGCTATGAAGAGCCGTAAAATAAATGTTTATGTCGGAGATTTTGAAACTACAGTTTATGAAGGACAAGAGCGTACAGATGTGTGGGCATCGGCTTTAGTCCAACTTTACACAGATGATGTGACGATCTACCACACCATCGGCGACACGCTTGAAGCGATAAGCGCATTACCTTCCCGCAGCATCATTTATTATCACAACCTTAAATTCGATGGTGCGTTCTGGTTAGACTATCTAATGCAAGAAAAAGGATTCATTCTTTCGGGCGAAATGTCAGAGGATTGTACTGACTTTCATTATACTCGCGAAAGAGAAATGTCAGACAATACAATCATAACAAGCATATCTGACATGGGTGCTTGGTATAGAATTGTATTCAAGTACAAGGGAAAGCTTTATGAGCTACGTGACAGCTTAAAACTGTTGCCTTTTTCTGTTGAAGTTATCGGAAAAAGCTTTGGCACAAAGCACAAGAAACTCAATATGGAATATACTGGCTATAGATATCCAGGCTGTGAAATAACAGATGAAGAGAAGAAATACATAGCCAACGATGTACTTGTCGTAAAAGAAGCTCTTGAAATTATGTACGATCAGGGGCACAATAAATTAACGATTGGAAGTTGCTGTTTGTCTGAATATAAAGAGGATTATCGCTATTTCGACGATTACGATAATTACTTCCCAAATTTGTATGAACAGCTAATAGATTCCGATACATATGGCTCTATAAGTGTGGGGGATTATATCCACAATGCTTATCGGGGTGGGTGGTGTTACTTAGTACCGTCAAAGAAGGGGATACACTACAACGGTTTTACCGCTGATGTAAATAGTCTATACCCTAGTGTCATGCACAGTGAGAGTGGTAGTAAATATCCATATGCTGACGGAGTGATGTGGAAAGGAAACTATATCCCTGACTGGGCGAAATTACCAGACCGCTATTTCTATGTTCGTTTTTCCTGTGAGTTTGAACTAAAAGAAGGATATCTTCCCTTCATACAGATTAAGAAGGACATAAGATATAAAGCTACAGATATGCTAACCACTAGTAGAATATGGGACAGTAAACAACAACGGTATTGCAGTTATATTAAATGGTTTGACGGCAGTGTATCTAGAGCTAGGGTAACAATGACGGTAACTGAAACCGATTGGTATCTTATTAATGAGCATTACAATTTATACAACCTTGAAATACTTGACGGTGTAGTTTTCTACGCACAAACTGGTCTGTTTGATCGGTACATAAATAAATACCGTAAAATTAAACAGGAATCAACTGGGGCAGTCAGGACACTAGCTAAGTTGTTCCTAAACAATTTATACGGCAAGATGGCAGCATCAACAGATTCATCTTTTAAAATCCCGATTGTTATTGATGGTGTAGTACGTTATGGTGTAGTAAAGGAAAATGAAAAGACTCCGGGCTATATAGCTATAGGTGCTGCAATAACATCATATGCAAGGAATTTTACGATTCGTGCTGCTCAAAAGAATTATCACGGTGAATCGAACCCAGGTTTTATTTATGCCGATACTGACTCAATACATTGCGATATACCATTATCAGAGGTTAAGGGTATAACGGTGCACCCTTCGAACTTCTGTTGTTGGAAGATCGAAAATGAATGGGACATTGGGATGTTTACAAGACAAAAGACATACATAGAACACACTGTTAAAGAGGATGGTGAAGATGTTGACCCGTACTATATGATTAAATGCGCTGGTATGCCAAAGAAATGTAAGAAATTACTTGACGCATCGTTAAGAGGCGTAACGCTGCCAGGCTTAACAGATTATGAGAGAGCGTTTGTCGAGGTTAAGCGTGAGCTGAGTGATTTTGACCTAGGGCTATGCGTACCTGGAAAGCTGTTGCCAAAACGGATACCGGGTGGGATTATATTAGTAGAAACTGATTATGAAATGAGGTAAAATATGAAAAGACGATATTTATTCCATCTATTCGATGGTAGACTGTTAATTAAGTTTACTGCGACATTAAAAGAAGCACTCAAAGAAATGTTTAAAGTTGCCAACTACAATTATTTAGATTCTGACATTATTGAAAGATGTCTATCTGGCTTTGATGACGATGATTGCTCGATGATTTATTTATACAACGCCTTGATTGGAAAATTTGATTCGGATTACAAAATAGAATATGTGGCAGCAATTGAAACCGAAATATTCTTAGGTGAGTGAGGTATAAAATGAAAGTATTAATTGACTGCACAATGTGAATATGCCAAAGAGCGATACTCAAAAATAACGGGAGGTAAATAATGTATATTTTTACGACAGAACATTGTGGATTTATGGCTAATACAAATAATTTTGAACAGGCATTGCACTGTATTGTGCGAGAGTTTAAGCCTTATTTAACCGATGATGAAAAAAGTTTATACGACAGTGTAATTATGGCAAATGATTTGTCACGCTCCGAAAAAATGACAATTGTTAACCAGTTAATTGGCGGTGTTGTTACTGAAGTATTCGATGCTGAACCTATACTATGCCACAAATCGAATTCCCTTGAAGAGGGGTGTAGTGAATGCCAAATAACGGTATAATCTTTAATTGCCCGTATTTTCAAAGGTTTGAGACAATGAAAATAAGGTGCGAGGGATTCAGCACAGCAAAGGATATTCAAATTAATTTCTATACAAAAGGAAAACGAGACACATTTGCAAAAAAATATTGTGCCAACGCTGGAGACATTTTTGCGTTCAAAAAATGCCCGTTATATTGTCAGCACGAAAAGGAGTATGCTGAAAAATGACAAAGATGGATAATCGCTGTATTAAACAGTTAAACAATCACGGCATTGAATGTAATGATGCTATCAAGAAGTGCTTTTCATGTGGATGGAACCCGTCTGTATTTAGACAGAGAAAATCACAGAGAGAAAAAGCATATAAATTAAATGTTCCGTTACATTGTGCCGATTGTATGCTAGTTAAAATGTGCATAGAAGCTGGGTGCATAAAACAGGGATGCTCTCACAAAAAGACCAGTTATGTGAACACAGATGAAATTGCTGCCGAAATGAAAGATAGACAATAAACACAAAGAGGGACGCAAGTGCGTCCCTCTTTTTCTATCTATACCCATCACAGCCCCGAAGCGGTTGACATTCCCGATTGCATACGGCCAGCATATTCCATCTGTGTCAATGCCGTATTACTCAACGAAGTTTGCGGTGGTAGATAGCCATTATAAAGACAATAACTTAAGAACAGCTTCTTTACATTGCAAATCTTTAAACCTGAAGCATCCATGTTCAAAATAATACCGCATGTTCAATATAAACATTTCGTTATTTTTAAGCATAACATAGTTTACATCATGGTCATCGGTTGTTACAGAAATACGGATTCCGAAAGTTGAATCAGGACGCTTGTCGCAATATACAAGGCCAGCCGTCGGGTATTCACGGATGGCGTATTCCACACCCTTATATTTTATCGTGCAGAGGTACTTGCTCTGCCCAGACGGTGCTTCAATAAAAGATTTGTTATCGTTCAGATAAATATTCTCAGACGAATAGGACAGATACCGTGACTTAGCAAATGCTTGATTGAATCGGCTTTCCTTCTGTGCGTTAGAAGCGGCTTCAACAAATCCCTGTTCAAGAACAAAGCCCTTTCCTCTAAGAAATTTAGTTTCTTCTGTTAGCCGTTCAGCTACACCGAATTCAACATAGTAGGGATTTATAATACTAACAGGGTTTGACAACATGAATACAGGAACATAACGGCTTTGTTTGCCGCCGCCTCTTGCGATGGAAGTGTGAAGTGAAATAAACTTCATAACTTCATTTGAGCAATAGCTGTTTGTTTCTGATTGAAATTCGTCGAAGAGAATGCGCTGTGTGTCGGAAAAGAAGTGAGACAGTTTTTTGATACTGTCAGCGTTATTGAGTGCTACGGCGTACCCACAGCTTCGTCTTACAGTCTTTCCGTTTTCATTGAACCGAAGGTAAAGCTCAACATATTTGCCTGAAGCTCTGCGCTCTTCTTCCATAATATAATTAGGGAAGAATAGGCTTCGGATTTCCTTAAAGAATTTATCGGAAATATCTGTAAGCTCATATGAGAAGCGATAAAATAGACAAAACTTCTCGCCGTTCTCGATAAACTTCTTTACTAACAAACGGGAAAAGAATGTGGTTTTACCAGCGCTTCTGTTTGATGTGCAGATAAATATTTCAGGGCGTTCGCCGTCTAGGTCATTCATAGAAAGCAATTTAGTGCCGTCATAATATTGTGAAGTCATAACCTTTACATCCTTAATCAATTATTTTCTATATTATATCACAAATGGGGAGAAAAATCTCCCCATTTGTGATATAATAAACAAAAAGAAGGAGCAGTAATATGGGAATAGCTATTTTTGCGGGGCTGTGTATTGGTTTCGATATCATCACTGGGCTTATTAAAGCGATATATAACGGTGACCTGAATAGCACAGCTTTGCGCAAGGGAATGATTCACAAACTATCCGAAATAATAACGCTTGTTGGTGCATGGCTTGTGCAGCAGTTTATTGTAAATGGTGTTGTCAATTTTTCGCTTGATGTATATGTGCCAATTGCAATTTACATTTCGCTCATGGAGCTTGTAAGCGTTCTTGAAAACCTTTGCGCAGTAAACCCGGCACTCGCCAAATTGCTTAGACCATACCTTCAGAAACTTCAGACAAAACAGGAGGATAATGACGATGAAAACGGGAATTGATGTTTCCACTCACAACGGGTATATAGACTGGGGTGAAATGGAATACAAGATAGATTTTGCGATTATAAGAGCTGGATACTCTTTAACAATCGATGAAAAAGCTGATGATAACTTCAAGGGGTGCAATCGTGTAGGCATCCCGGCAGGGGCATACTGGTTTTCATACGCCACATCTGTAGAACAGGCTAAACGCGAAGCTGTTTGTTGCTGCAACTTCTTAAAGAAGTATAAAATTACGATGCCTGTAGCCTATGATTTTGAGTATGATTCCATTGAATATGCTCGTAAAAAAGGAGTCACAATTACGGCTTCACTTATGTGCGATATGGCTGATGCATTTCTATCTGTAATTAAAGCAAACGGATATGAGGCGATGCTTTATACAAATGTTGACTTTATGAGCAGGGGCTTTAGCAGAATCGCAAATAAGTATAAATTGTGGCTTGCTCACTGGGGTGCAAAAAAGCCGTTATATGACTGTTTTATTTGGCAGTTTACCGATTCGCTTTCACTTTCTGGCTTATCCGGAAAATATGACGGGAATATACTTATGAAAGAATCTGAAAATGCCCCCTCATCTTCAGAGCTTACACCTGAGTTGAGAGATAATTTTTTGAAATCATTTACCGAAGAGTATTTTAATGTAGCCGTGGAAATACTTAACGGTAAATGGGGAAACGGGGCCGAGCGAAAAGAAAAATTAAATGCAGCCGGGTATGACTATCAGGCAGCACAGGCTATGGTAAATGAGATGTTGAAGTAATGGCGTACATTCCTCGCCTGTCAACACAAACACCAACACCCATGCAAGGTAACCATTGGTATTATTCAGACAACTGGTATTACTTAAATGGGTATGGGTTGCCAAACTGCACATGTTATGCATACGGTCGCTTTAATGAAAATAGAAATACCACACAGCCATCTTTATCATTGCGTACAGCTAAATATTGGTGGACAGACACTCAAATGGATGCCTTTGAGAGAGGGCAGACACCAGCTCTTGGTGCAATAGCTTGCTGGGCAAACCCTAACCCATCAAGCACAGCACCCGGACATGTGGCAATTGTAGAACAAATTCACGCTAACGGATCTATAACAATTTCTGAAAGCGGTTGGAATGCATGGTATTTTCATACCAACACATTAACACGGGGATCTGGCTATGTTGCAGACTGGATGCGCACCAGTGCAAGGCAATACCGCTTGCAAGGATTCTTTTATCTTCCAGGCACACAGCCAGGAATTCCTGTGTGGCACGCTTATTCAACGACTAGTGGTAGCGGTGATGTTGGGTATGAAAAGGAATCGACAGAAGCTTTTGACAACGCAGTTATAATTTGGTCTGTAATGTATAGCTATGGTTGGACGCTAAATGCTGTTTGTGGATTGTTAGGAAACATAGATGCTGAATCTAGTTACAACCCTTGGTGCTGGCAAAGTCCTGTTCCAAATCACAACAATACTTCTGTGCTGAACAATGGTAATATAGGGTATGGTTTAGTGCAATGGACACCGCCTAACAAATACATTGCTTCTAGCGTCTCAAAAGAATCGCCGTACTATGCCCCACACTTTAGGGATATTCAGGGAAATCCAAATGATGGCTATGCACAGCTATACGCTATTGAAAACCAGCCAGACCAATACTATTCTACGGCGGCTTACCCAGAGACATATGACGAATATAAACATAGCACTAAACAACCTGACTATCTTGCGTCAGCATGGATGTATAACTATGAAAGAGCGGCTGGGCTTGAAGAAAGGCGAAGAACAGCGGCCATGTATTGGTACGGCATCTTACAGAGTATATCACCGTTCGACCCGTTTAACCCGCAGCCAATCATAAAGGTTGAAAAGAAAATGCCGTTATGGTTTTATTTAAGGTCAAATACATTAATGTGAGGGGGTGTACAGAATGAGCGTGCTAAATAAAGATGAATTTTTTACCCGTTTGAATGACCGTATAGGGGATTCACAATCTGACGATGATATTTCATTCATGGAAGACATGACCGACACTTACAACAGCCTAGAACAACAGGCTATTGGTGACGGGGTAAACTGGGAACAGAAATATAGGGAAAATGACGCCGCATGGAGAAAGAAATACAGGAGCAGATTCTTCAACACAAACGGTGGAAACTATACACCCCCTAACGATGACGAAGAGGATGAAAGAAATCCGGCTGATGTAACATTTAACGATATTTTTAGACGAAAGGAAGTATAAACTATGCCCGACGCTACTGTATACGAAGCAGTAAAATTCACCACCGCAGATATCCTGAATGCTATTAGGAATTCTGCAAGCGCAAACTATAGGGATTATGTTCCCGCAGCTAATCCCAACACTGACAGCATCAAAGAAATCGGTGCTGTTATTATGCAGTTTCCAGCTCTTCAGAATGAATTCCTGTCTGCTCTAATTAACCGCATCGGAAGAGTCATCATGACATCTAAGATGTATACAAACCCGTGGGCCGTGTTCAAAAAAGGCTTGATGGAATACGGCGAATCCATTGAAGAGATTTTCGTAAACATTGCAAAGCCGTTTGAGTATGACCCCGCAGTGGCTGAAAGTCAGGTATTCAAGAGAGAGATGCCTGATGTAAGAGCTGCATTTCATACACTTAATTATCAGAAACTTTATAAAACTACAATTCAGGAGCGTGATCTTCGTCAGGCGTTTCTCAGTCTGAACGGTGTCACAGAGCTAATTGCGAAGATTGTAGACAGCATGTACTCGGCGGCCAACTACGACGAGTTTCTTACCATGAAATACCTTCTGGCCAGGCACATCCTGAACGGTCAGATGTATGCACAGCAGGTGTCTACGGTGTCTACCGCAAACCTTAAGGGCATTATCAGTACCATCAAGGGTACTTCCAACGCTCTTGAATTTATGACCCGCAAATACAATCTCACCAATGTAGCGACCTACACCATGAAAGGTGACCAGTATCTTATTACAACGGCCGAGTTTGATGCTGCTATGGATGTTGAGGTTCTTGCTGCCGCTTTCAATATGGACAAGGCTGAATTCATGGGGCACAGAATCATGATTGACAGTTTCGGCAACATGGATACCGCCAGACTTAGCGAATTGTTCGCAGGCAGCTCTGCATATACTCCCCTCACTAGTGCAGAAATCGCCGCCCTAAACACCATCCCCGCTGTTCTTGTTGACCGTGACTTCTTCATGATTTTTGATAATCTCTTTGAATTCACGGAACAATATAACGCACAGGGTTTGTATTGGAACTACTTTTATCACACTTGGAAGACCTTCTCTGCCAGTCCCTTTGCAAACGCAATCGTATTTGTGCCCGGAGCACCTGATGTTACTGGTGTGACCGTTTCTCCTTCTACTGCGACCGTTATGCCTGGCGGCTCTATCCTTCTTTCTGCTACAGTTGCTACGACTAATTTCGCAAGCAAGGCGGTTAACTGGACTAGCTCTAACGAAAAGGTTACGGTTGATATCTATGGTAATGTAACCGTTGCCTCTGACGCTACAGGCACGGCTACGATCACTGCTACCTCTGTTGCGAAGCCATCTGTTACAGGTACTGCTACCATCACCGTTGGAAGAGTATCGAGCGGGGGCTAATATGTCTTAATAGGAGGGGTTAAATCCCCTCCTAATTTTAAGGAGGGTTGGTATGGCTAGCGTTGTACCAAATTCAACTGTATGGCTGCTTAAAAATGTACCGTTGGACGCAACTTATACCCACACGCTGTATTTTGATAACGAAACCACTCAACGAGAAACATTCTTGGGGAATGGAGAAGGAACACCAACATGGGTTATCAGAGCATTCGATCATCAAATGTATAAACGGCTAGACAGAAATGCGTTGCGAGTTGCTATTGAAGTTGAGCGAATTTACAATTGTAACTATATGTGCTTTCTTAACAATAAGATTTCCACAACACAATACCCATACGGTAAAATGTTTTATGCGTTTGTTACAAGCATTAATTATATCTCTGATAATGTTACAGAAATAGAATATCAAATTGACTACATTCAATCGTATATGTTTGATTATTCACTATCTCAATGCTTTGTTGAGCGTGAACATACTTTAACCGATAAAAAATATGAACACACAATGCCTGAGCCTGTTGGGATTGGTGAATATCTTTTAGATAGACAGCTTGAACCTCTTGTTCGCATTGATGCCGTGTCAGATGAAATGGGTAAGATGTTTAACACAATAGGCTATTTTGTAGCTTCGACCTCTAAGCCTGTATTTACCGGGGATGAAAACGAGCCAAACGCTTTAGGCGACCCTAGTTACACCATTGAGAAGGCTTCACCAGAAATCTATAGCGGTATATTGGTTGGTACATACACGCAGCTATTCTTTCTACACGATGAAGACGATTCATTTGATTTGCTGATGGGTAGAATTGCAAAATATCTACTGGCGATAGATACTGTTGGATATAGCGACGGTGTGTTGAATGTTTTTTGTGCCCCTCTTCCATTCTACTATAAAACGGCAAGCGGGCAGCAAAATGTTCAATACCGTGATAGGGCAATAAGCTACGAATTTAATATAAACGATAAAGCAGCAATCGCTAAACGGACATCTAACGGAGGTGTAGCTGTTGTACAAAATAATAAGTGTTACTCATACCCTTACAACTTTATGCTGGTAACTTCTTCAGATGGAACTTCAGCTATATATAAATACGAGCTTTCAAATACCGCTGTTGATTCAACTAAGAGATATATCACATTTAACGCAAGCGGAACAATAAATTCGGACGGTGAATTTATGCTTCGCCCGTTAGGATATAGAACAGTTGAGCTTGATAGTGAGTCATTAAACTATGAAGATGCTTTGATGTGTACACGAACGCCTCTGTGTGGGTGGAATAACGATTCTTATAAATGCTGGCTTGCACAGCATAAGAGTGGCTTAACCGCTGGCGTTGTCTCTGATTCAGTTAGCGCACTTGGTAACTTTGTTAAAAGTATGTTTTTCCATAGAACGCCTGAAAATAAAGCTAGAGGCAAATACGGTAAAGCTGCTAGGGCTACAAACGAAGCGAATCAAAAAGTTTCAGCGTTTATAGACCTCGGTGTGTCAGCCGTTGAGATTATATCAAATGTTCTTGGCACTCTTGGTGATGCGAAAGCACAGCCAAATATGCCCAGAGGCGACACCACTGGTGTGATGGATATCAGCAACAGAACTTTTGGGTTTAGGTTTTATCATTGTGTCGTAAAGCCAGAGTATATGACAACAATAGATGACTTCTTCACAAAATTTGGATATTGTGTAATGGAAACAAAGGTGCCTAGTATTAATAATAGACCTGAATACACATATGTAAAAACACAGGGCTGTGAAATTACTGGCACTATTGATGGTAAAAGTGTTAACTCGGCTGTTGCCAAAGAAATCTGCGATGTGTTTGACAATGGTATTACTTTTTGGCGACATTGGAATCATGTCGGAGACTATAGTGTAAACAACGCGCCACAAAATTCATAGAAAGGAAGGTGAACTTATGGCTAAGAAAAAGAATAGGGAATTCTGGGAAAGTGCAAAGCGTAATAGCATAGAATACAGAAAATATTATAATAGACTGACAGAACTTTCAATGTCTATGTTTGAGTGGAAGAATATGCCTGATACTGTAGATGTTAGATTTCTTGAACTTTGCCTAATGAGCTATGGCAATTGCTTGTTCTTCAAAGACGAAGAAATCGGCTTCCTTGTTCTGCCTTGTATGCTTGGTGGCGAACTGGATGTTTATCGTATTCCTAAAGTCAGGACAGCTTATGCAAGCAATGGATATCACAATATAAAAACTAATGAAGACAGTGTTATTATTTTTAACAATATGCTTCATACTAATAGTCTACCAGAGCTTGAAGATTTTGCCTCACAGTTGTACGATATTGAGCGAACTATCATTGTTAATGCCAAAGCTCAGAAGACACCAGTGCTTATTACTTGCTCGGAACAGCAGCGGCTTACTCTTAAAAATACCTATATGCAGTATGAGGGTAATATGCCTGTGATTTATGCTAACAATGATTTCGACCCGCAAAACCTAAAAGCTATAAATACTGGAGCTACATACTACGGAGATAAGCTGTATCAGTTGAAAACGGCAATATGGAATGAAGCTCTTACATTCTTGGGTATTTCAAACTTAAATATGCAGAAAAAGGAACGGCTTATTTCAGACGAGGTAACGCGAAACATGGGTGGCGTTATTGCATCAAGATATTCACGGCTTAATGCCAGAAGACAAGCGGCTGATTCAATTAACCGTATGTATGGCGATGAACTTGAAAAAGAAATTACCGTTGATTTCAGGGATGACTTTAGAGAAATGGATGATGAATTTATGATTAAAGATGAACATGAGGGAACTACCGCAACAAAGATGGTAGAAGATTTACGAACACGATCCGTTACAGGAAAAAACGAAAACACCCCTGTCAATAGTAAAAAGTTGGTGAAAGAAGCGAATGAGTAAATATACCACTGAAGTCAGATATATTTGCGAAAGCAAATCGGGCTTTACCGCACAGCAACTGCTTGAGTCAACGCCTCAGTATATAGTGCAGGCTGCTAGAAATGCAATCTTTGATCCGAATATTATTGTAGGTAGTGAAGAGTATAGCAATAGAATTAAAGAAACAATTCTTCTGCACTATTATACAAGAGAAATCTGTGAAGAGACATTCGCACTATGGAAATTGCGAATGAATAATAGGCTTAGAGAAAAAAGAGATTACTACACAGCTCTGTATGAAACCATAGAAAAACAAGCATATATAGGTGAGCATCCGTTTGAGGATGTAAATGTATCAACCGATAGACATGAAGATAACAAAGAAGACAGTGCTGGCGGCGAGTCTATAAAGCGCATTGATGACTATGCAGGTACAGATGACAATAGTAGCACACAAAGTGTTAAGCATAGTGACAGCGATGTTGAAACGCTTGCCTATGGAAAGAAAACTACTTCATCTAGAACGGATTATAATCTTCATTCTGATACGCCAGAAGGCAGCATAGATGGCATTAATGCTGTTATCCATAATTTAGAGGGAAGCGGATTTCTGTCCGACGCGCAAAAGAATACAAGCGATAGTAGTGAAACGCTCAGCCAGAGTGATGTAACTACTACCGAATACGGTCATAAGATTGATAGCAATGCAAAGAGCACAAAGGGAAAGGCTAGTCACTCAGATTCTAACGCTGATAGAAGTTATGCTGATACCACTAGCGGTGAACGAAAAGCTGAAGAAACCATTAGAGGGAAGAGAAGCAGCGTGTCAATGGCTGTTATGCTTAAACAATATAGAGAAGAAATTATTAATCTGGATGAAATGATTGTTAATGACTTCAAAGACTTGTTTATGCAAATTTGGTAAAGGAGTGTGTTCAATGGCAATTGAAGGGTATAAGGATTTAACACCTTTTAGATTCTGGTGTCAGAAGGTACTTCCGACTGTGTATGATGAAAGCCTTAGTTATTATGAACTGTTGTGCAAAGTGGTTGAGTATCTTAATGAAACAATGGACGATGTGACCATTCTGCACGATGAATTCGTTGAGCTTAAAACATTTGTTGATTCATATTTTGAGAACCTAGACGTACAAGAAGAAATCAATAACAAATTAGATGAAATGGCTGCGAATGGCTCTTTGGATACGCTTATCCAAAAATTCATACCACATGCTGTTAGTGATTGGCTTGAAGAGTATTTCCATCCATCAGAGCCATCTGCTGTATCCCTTGATACATCTCTCATGATTTCAAATTCGGCTGCTGACTCAAAGGCTGCTGGTGATGCTATCTTTGGCGCTAGTAGAAACAATGTCGTGACCAGAAATGCGATTGCACTTACGGCTATGGCTAAATTCACGCCCAATTATGAAACCATGACAAGCATAACGGAAATGCCGCCGTATACATGGATGCAAGGAACAGGTGAGCAAATTGCAGCTATCATTCCGGGTAAACCAGACCCGGAAGATGAAAACCCCGCTGAAGACCCGTTCCCTTGGCGCGATGAACTTAAAGCATACCCGAACGCCCTTTATATCAGTAATAACCGAGACCGTAATTCCGTAAATTACACTTGGGAAATTTCAACAAACTACGGTCACGTTCTTTATAGAGGTTATAGCGCAGGGCCGGGCAGCAGATTGTGGCAATGGAAAAAGGGGCTAACTATGATAGAATCTGATGCCTCACTAAGTGTTGATGGTGCTGCCGCTGATGCTAAGGCTACTGGTGATTCTATCTTTGGCGTTGAACGAAACAATGGAGCTACAAAAAGTAAGATTGCTCTTACGGCTATGGCTAAATTCACTCCTAATTATGCAACTATGACAAGCATAACAGAAATGCCGCCGTATACATGGATGCAAGGAACAGGTGAGCAAATTGCAGCTATCATTCCGGGTGGGTCTTCTGCTACTGACCCATTTCCGTGGCGTGATGAACTCAGGTCATATCCGTATACGCTTTATGTTAGTAATAGACAAGGACGCAGTGCCACAAATTACACGTGGGAAATTTCAACAAACTACGGCAATGTGCTTTATAGAGGGTATAATACTGGTGAAACTGGCTCTACTTGGGTGTGGAGTAAAGGGCTAACAAGAATATCGTCAGATGCTTCTCTAAGTGTTGACGGTGCTGCTGCTGACGCTAAGGCTACTGGTGATTCTATCTTTGGCGTTGAACGAAACAATGCGGCTACAAAAAGTAAGATTGCTCTTACGGCTATGGCTAAATTCACGCCTAATTATGCAACTATGACAAGCATAACAGAAATGCCCCCGTATACATGGATGCAAGGAACAGGAGAGCAAATTGCAGCTATCATTCCGCGTGGGTCTTCTGCTACTGATCCATTTCCGTGGCGTGATGAACTCAGTAAATATCCGTATACGCTTTATGTTAGTAATAGACAAGGACGCAGTGCCACAAATTATACATGGGAAATTTCAACAAACTACGGCAATGTGCTTTATAGCGGGTATAATACTGGTGATACTGGCTCTGCTTGGGTGTGGGGTAAAGGGCTAACCAGAATATCGTCAGATGCTTCTCTAACAATTGAAGGAGCCGCTGCTGATGCTAAGGCTACTGGGGATGCTATTGAGACGGCAAAAGAAAAAGTTACTGAATTCATGGAAGAGCCGAACCCCGTTGCTAGGGAACTCTATACCGATTTCTATGACGAAAGCAAAGAAGACCCGACAACTCATGTTGCTACTTATTGGAACGGGTGGTATAACTATGCTGGTGGTATAAGCGGGGCATCGTCCTTGAAACATTCTGAAAAATTTAGAATCAGACCGGGTGTTAGATACTACACATCAAACTATTCGGCAACTAACAATAGAGTTATTGGTGTGTTTTTCGACAGAGACGGCCATTTTTTAAAACCACTTTTCGGAGCAATCGATAATCCGCCAACAAGTAATTATGTTCAGTTAACTGAATATGCATATGAGAAAGCGTATCGCGGGGCATCGTTCGTAATCAACCCAGATAATTATGTTAAAATATACACGTTTATCGCCCCTAGTGATGCGTACTATATGGGCCTTAATCTTCAGGGCGGTGAACCAATTAAAAATAACGACATTAATGAAGGTCGTTATAGTTATAAAAACTATGTAGCTTCTTTCCCAATATTCGCTGGTCTTGGAATGGGTAATGTGATAATCAGAGAGAATGACCCGTTCTATCAAAAGACAAAAGATAAGAAGCTCATGGTGCTTGGCCCATCCACTGTAATGATTGACAGGCTTTTGCGGCCGGCCGAAGAACCACCGGCTGACAGTGGAAGATACCAGCAATACATTATAGGAGCGCAGGAATATCTCTGCCCTTGGTATGCCGCAGTTGAGTCGTATGGGTATAGCGGTGCTGGATGGGGGTATGGTACGACGCCTGGCTCTACTACATCTATTGGTGCAGTGTCTATTTACACTAGGGTGTTTGGTGGCACTGAAACGGTGTACAACAATCTTCATAAACAAGAAGCTATAACTGTTGACGATGATAAGCGCGTGAACTTTAGCGAATATGATGAATATCTTATCTTCACAAACAGTAATGGTACAACTGTTGCTAATGTTGGAACTATTGACAGTACAGTAACTGTTGACGGCGTTGAAGTGCTTGATAAAACAAAACAGATGAGTGCTCTTCATGCTATTGTTCGTGAAATAATCACACAAAATAAAAGGGCTAAAATTTACCTGTGTGGGCAGCGTTATAGAAATTACCCATACGATGACCCGTCAAGTGAAGCAAGGCGCCCCGCTTTAATTACGATGTATGAGGAATCCAAAAAACTGGCTGTAAGATATAGTTTAAATTTTATAGACATGAATGATGGTACATCTCTCAATCCTATGGTTAATTATGAGAAAGAGCCGGGGCTTTATTATTACGATTCAATTCATCCTAGTAATTTGGGTAACCAGAGAATTGGTCTTTGGATGCGGCAGAACATCCTGGGATTCTAACCATTAAACATTTTAATTAAGCTCATTAAAAATATTAATGAGTTCATATGACCATGTGATAGGTTCATCTGACCATGTAAAAGGTTCAGGTGAACCTATTGCTTTTGCTGTGTTAAATTCAGGGGTACCA